ACGAGCTTCACGGTGGGGTGGGCGTTGACCTTCGCGCAGAAGTTGGTCATCGCGGCGGTGTCGCTGGCGCCCAGGGCGAACTGCTCTGTCCCGGTAGCGGAGACCTTCGCGGTGAAGGCGGTTCCGTTCACGGTGACCACGTTGTCCGCGACGATGGTCGAGAACGAGACCGTCGAGTAGTTGTAGCGCGGCTTCATCGTGAAGGTGGTGCCGGCCACCACTACGGTGTCACCGGAAGCGGCCGAGTCGCCGCAGGTGATGGTGCCGGTCGCGAACGGGGTGTCCGAGGAGCGGTCCACCGAAATGACCCCCGGCTTGGCCCCGCCAAGGATTGCCATGCCGTACTTGAAAAGCTCCTTGACCAGGCTGTCGCTCGGTCCCTGGTCGTCCCAGGTGTCGATGCCGGCGGCGTCGATGCGGATGTTGACGGTGCCCATGTGGTTGTCTCCTTGTGAAGAGGCCCCCCTCCCTATGAAGAGGGGAGAGGGGCCCTTTCACTCTGGGCTACTAGGTGTTGACGATGCCGGTGACGAGGACGGCGCGCGACGGGGCGAGGCAGGCCACGCCCTGGTTCTGGTAGGCGCGCAGCCCGAAGCCAGCCTGGGTGCTCAGCTGGAAGAAGATGTCCCCGCCCTTGCTGCCGGGCGTGCTGAACGTCAGGTCGGTGGCGCCGACGCGGATGCAGTCCTTGACCGGGAGCACCACAGCCGTCCCGCCGGGGCAGAAGCCCGAGGGGGTGAGCTTGATGGCGCCGTTCAGCCCGTGGAACTGGACCGACTCGAAGCCCGCGATTGCCTTCTTGGGGTCGTAGGACTGGTCGATGACGCGGAGCGCGGCCATGTCGTTGGCGACGTTGTTGAAGGTCTTGTAGGACATGAAGACCTCCACGTCCTCCTCCAGGCCACGGCTCACAGCCAGGTCAACCGCAGCGACGGTCTTGGCGTAGGTCATCGCGCCGCTGGCGTTGTAGGAGTTGGGAGCCCACTGCTCGTAGACCGAGTTGTCGATGTTGAAGACCGACCCGCTGGTGTTCAGCTGCTTGAGGATGCCCAGCATGTCGTTGTGCGACGCGAAGGTGGTCGAGTTGTAGGTGGTGGTCTTGGCGAAGTAGAGAACCTCGTTGCCGCCGAAGCTGATGCCCGCGATGCTGCTGTCGTCGGAGGTGCCGGAGGTGCAGTAGACGTAGCGGTTGGCGATGTCCACCTTCTCGACCACGAGGTCAGCCTGGTCGTTCTGGAGGGTGGTGCCGTCGTACAGGTCGAGGTGAGCGCCGGTCATGCCAGCCCAAACCAGCGGCGCCCAGGTCGCAGCGCTGATGGTCAGGCGGACGTGCCCGTCGGAGGGGTTGGTCGCAGCCTCGACCGTGCCCAGGCCGTTCTGGCCGTGCCAGAGGCTGATCTCCAGGCGCTTGCGCGCCGTGGTGGTCATGTGCTTGACCTTGAGGGCGGTCAGTTCCGCGAAGCTGGACTTCGACACGGCGGCCTTCGCGGCCGACTCGTAGTCGATGCTGGCGGCGACGACCATGTTGACGGCGTCCACCTGGGCGTCCTGGGTGTTGAGGGCGACCGGGTCAGCCAGGGTGAAGGCGCCGGCAGCGGCCGGGGCGTAGGTCACGCCCTGCTCGCTGGCGACGACCACGGGGACGTGGAACTTGGACGAGATGCGGGTCTTCGACTCGAAGCCGATGCGGGGAAGCAGCGTCAGGGACTTCGGCATGAAGTCCTTGAGGCTGTCGCCGTAGGTCTCCATGAAGAGACCGGTCAGGTCGGCGGTGCTGGGAGAAGCCATGCTGTGTGCTCCAGGCGGCGCGATGCCGCGAAGGGTTGACGGGTGGTGAGGGTCGTCCCTTGGCCTGGAGGTAGCGGGTCACCACCAGCTGGCGTGCGCCCGTGGGTGGCTCGCCTGGTGGTCCGCGCCGCAGCCGGCGGGGGAGCGGGCCCCCTGGAGGCCGGTGGCGGACGAGCCGCGCCGGGGCTGACAGGGGGTGCTCCTACGTGTATACTCGCCGGCCAGAAGACAAACGGGTCAGACATCCGCACGTTGGGCGGTTTTCGCCCGACGGTCGGTCGTACGACCAACTCGCGCGCGATGTCCGTTAGGAACTAAACTATCGCAAGAATTCCGCTAAGATACTTAACGCGGGGTGGAGCAGCCAGGTAGCTCGTCGGGCTCATAACCCGAAACCCGACTGTCAGTGCGCTGCCGCCTGTTGGGCAGCGAGACGCTCCAGCTTCCGCTGCCAGCACTTGGGGCAGTAGCTCGGAGGGGTGGCCCACTCCCACGGCTCGTGGACCCGCTTCCCTGACTTGGTAGCCGGCAGCCAGGTGAGCACCCGCCGAGAGCCGCCGCTCTCCGTGGTCTGCGAGACCGTGCCGCGACGGTGGCACTCCAGACACTGCACCTCTCCGGCGAGGAACTGCTCCATGATGGTCGGCATTACGCGCCCTCCCATGACTCGTGGTTGTTGCCATGCCATCCCCTGTGGTTCAGGATGCGCTCGCACTGCGTTCCCTTCGGGCCGGTGCAGGTGCAGCGCGGCTGCCCCTGCTTCCTCCAGCCCCAGCCGGTGAAGCTCGGCGCCGAGCCGGTCTTCACGAGAGCTTCCTCGCGGCGTTCTTCACGTCGCTGTCGTCCACGATGTTGTAGCGCTTGAACACCGAGGCGGTGCGGTGGCCGCTCATCCGCATCACCACGCTCTCGGGGATGCCCTGGCGCCGGGCGCGCGTCACGAAGCTGCGCCGCAGGTCATGGAACCAAAGCTCCGGCCGGCCGATGGCGGCAGCGGCCGTGCGGAAGGCGCGGCGCACGTCCACCAGGCGCCCGCCCGTGCGCGGGGAGGCGAACACGTAGCGCGGGTGCCCCTCGCCCGCGAGCGCGACCAGCACCGCCTTGGCGCGCTCGGTGAGGTAGACCGTCCTGGCCTGCTCGGTCTTGGTGTCCTGCGGCGCCAGGCGGACGCAGCCCTCTTCGAGGTCCACCCGGTCCCAGGTCAGGTCGAGTAGCTCGCCCAGGCGGCAGCCTGTGTCGTACGCCGCAACGAGCAGCGGCCGGAGGTGCGGCCTGGCCGCGTCGAGCAGCCGCTCGAAGGTCTGCGGGTCCACCACCGAGCGACGGACGTTTGGCCGGCCGAGCAGCTTCACGCCCAGGAGCGGGTTGCTGCCGAGCAGCCGGCAGGCCACGGCGTAGTTGACCACCCGCTTGAGAAGCTCGACCTCCCGGTCCAGCGTGGCCGGCGACGGGGTGGTGCCCCGGTGGGTCCGCTCCTTGAGGCGCTTCGCCCGATAGGCGTCCACGTCCGCCAGCGACAGCTGCCGCACGTCCGCCATCCCCAGGTGGCGCACGAGGTGCTCCGCGCGGGAGCGCTCGGTCTTCCAGCTGTCGTTGTCCCGCTCGCTCACCGGCTGGTACTTCATCCAAAGCTCCACGAAGGTCATGGCGTCCTCCCGACTGCGGGTATCAAGAAGCCTTGAGGCACCTACTGCCTGGCCGCCCACAGTCTCTCGGGGCGCTTCGGCCAGGAATCCCCCGCCTGCGACGGTCGGGGGTGCTCGGTCCTCTCGGCTTCGTTCCTCCTGGGGAGCGTCGTCGCGTTCTCGCAAGGGCAGGCCCGTGGGCGGCCCGGTGATACGCGCGACGCGCTCCCCTATCTCGTGGTCGGCTCGATGCCCCAGGCGGCCGGCGGGTCGTAGGACCAGGCCTCGCGCTGGGTCATCCCGAAGCCGACATAGAACGGCTCTCCCTTGAGGTCCATGAGCGTGAACCCCTGGCCGGGGCCCTCCCAGGCCGCCAGGTAGCGGCCCGAGGGCGAGCGCCAGGTGCCGCGATTGCCGTCCTCGCGCTTCACCAGGGTCCAGCCCTCGACCACCGTGCCCTTCATCGTCGTGCTCACGTCTTCCTCCATGCTGCTAGTCTACTGCGTGCCTCTGACAGTTACCGCCCGGAAGAGGTGAACCAGTACGTTGCGTGCCATGGTGGTCCTCTCTAGATGCCGTTGATGCCGGTGACGGGCGGGCCCTTGAAGATGCAGTCGGCGCAGATGCGGGCGGTGAAGCGGGTCTCGCCCATGTCGCGCACCGAGCGGTAAGCGCGCAGCTGGAGGCTGCCGGCCATGTACCGCTCGCCGTGCTCGATGCGCGTGCCGCACAGGTAGCAGCTGTGCAGCCAGGGGGCGTACGCCCGGTAGCTCCTCCAGTGGCGGCCGGTCTTCTCGACGCGCTCCAGCTTGGTCCAGCCGATCCTCTTCTTGGTCGCGGTGGTCATCGTCGGTTCCTCGAAGGGTTGCGGGAGGGGGCGTCCCGGGCTCAGTCCGCCTCCCGGGCGGCCCCCTCCCTGGTTGAGCTACCTGGCCTGCCGGACCTTGTCGGCGCCGACCGACTTCTCGCGGTAGATGCCGGTGCCGCTGGTGTAGCCGACCACTACCTTGCCGGTGCGGGTCATGCGGATGACGTTGCCGGTGTACCAGTGCCCGAAGGCGTGGACCTTGCACTTCTCGCCGGGCTGGAAGGCGCCGGCCTGGACGGCGTTGGCCGCGCGCTCTGCGGCGTTGTTGATGCGGGCGCGGTTGGTGGCGCGGCGGCGCTGCTCGCGGCCGATGGTGTTGTAGCCGATGTCCCAGGCCCGCTTGAGGAGCGCGCCGGCCTCGGGGAAGGCCGCGTTGAAGGACTTGTTGCCGGCCTCCACGAGGTCGCCACGGGTGCCGAAGGGCAGCGCGTCCCAGGCCGCCTCGCCGCCGGCCAGGTGGTGGATGCGGCCCCAGCGCTCGACCTCGGCCAGCCTGGTGAAGGCCTCGCTGGCGTAGCGGAAGCTCCCCAGCTGCGCGTCGCTCCAGGCCTTGATGGCGTCGGAGCCGGAGGCGGGGATGGTGTCGAGGTACTTGGCGAAGGCGGCGACAGTTTCGTTGGTGAACATGGTCTCTCCCTTAGAAGACGCCCAGGCGGGCGAGGATGGCGTTGCGGCTGTAGCGCATCGGGACGACGCCGTTGATGAGTTGGTGGATGGCGTTGAAGCGAATCCAGGCCCACCGGGGCGTCGCGGTCTGTGTCGTGCTCTTCATGGTCAGAATGCTACCCGACCGGCAGACGCAAGTCAACACCCTAGCAGTACCTTTTGGGTACGCTACCAAAACCCTGTGTTTTCGGGGGGCTAGACTACGAGGTTTGGGTCGTACGCCAGGTACTGCCCGTGGGTCTTGGAGGTGTAGATGAGCCGCTGGCGGCGCGGCCCCTTCCCCACGCGCGAGATGGCGAGGTGAACCCAGCGCGAGCCGGCGTGCTCCTCGTAGATTGCCTGGTCGTACGGGAGGTGAATCGGGATTGCCTCGAAGGCGTCCTGCACGCTCATACCCTCCGCGTGCCAGTCCGCCGCGCGCCCGTCGAGGTGCGCGCTGGTCTTCGCGCCGCCGACCGCAGCGTTCACTGCGGGAGAACGGTACGCGGAGTGAATGACCATCGGGCGGCGCAGAATCTCTCGGATAGGCTCCAAGAGGTCCGCGCAGAGCGAGGCCAAGTACCACCGCTCCCCCGTTCCTGGCTCGTTCGCCAGGTCGGGGGTGCTGTGGTGGACCGTCAACTCTTCGAGCGAGAAGTGCTTGCTAACCGCGAGCGACACCCTTCACCCACTCATCGAACTCGCGCTCGCTCATGCGCTTGGTCTGCGGCTGGGCCGGCTGGGCGGCGGGCTTCGCGGGCGCGGGGGCCGGGGCGCCCGGAGCCGGCTTGGCCTTGAGCCGCGCCACGTCGTACGCGCGAATCTTCTTCGCCACGTCCTCGCCCAGGTAGCGGACCAGCTGCTCGCCGTCGAGGTTGGAGACCACCTCGCGCTGCGCTTCGAGGTACTCCTCGCGCACGAGCCTCGCCACGTCGGTGGCGGGGATGTCCAGGCCAGCGCGGAGGCTCTTGCCCATTAGCTCGGCCATGCGCCGCACGGTGGCGGGCGTCTTCGGCAGGCCGATGTTGGGGTCCTGCAACGCTGCGGTGATTTCCTCGTCGTACTTCTTCGCCCAGTGCGCCTGCGCCGCCTGGAGCTTGGCCTGGCGCTGCGACTCCTCGACCGCCTTGCGCTGCTCCTCTGCGGCGCGGAGCTTCTCCTTCGCCTCGGCAAGCTCGCGCTGCTCCGGCGTCATCTTCTCCTTCTGCAACTCCTCGTAGAGGAACTTCTCGACGGCGTCGCGGAACTGCGCGCCCTTCTCGCCCGGGATGGCGGCGAGCTTCTTGAGGGTGGAGACCGGGTCGGTCTGGAAGTCCTTCACGAAGGACTCCAGCTGCCCGCGCAGCTGCGCGACCTCCTCCATCCGCTTCATCGCCGCGCGGGTGGTCTGGTAGCCGCGCAGAAGCTCGTCCTCGTCCACCTCCGCTTCCTCGCCGTCCACCTTCACCTTGTAGCGCTTGCGCTCGGCGGCCAGGCGCTTGGCGGCCTCGCTGGCGGAAAGCTCTGGGGCCTTCTCGGGCGCGGCTGCCTGGCCGGGCTGCGGGCTCGCGCCCTCCTCTGGCTTGGCGGCGGCCGGCGCCTCGGGGGCGGCCGGCGGCTGCGCGGTGGTCTCGGGTGCCGCCGGAGCGGCTGGGGTCTGCTCTGCCATGGTCTCTCTCCTTACGGTACGGTCTGTGCCGGCTGCGCGCCGGGCGGGGTGGGCGACTGCGGGGACGGGCCGACCGGGGGTCCGCCGCCGGGCATGGAGGGCATCTGCGGCATATTCGGCGGCTCCGGCGTACGGCTGCCGCCCTCGACGCCCGGGGGCCCGGGGGGCATCGGCTCGCCGGGCGGCGGCGCCATGCCGGCCTGGGCCACGGCGTTGTCGGGCGGGACCGGGATGCCGAGCACCTGCAAGAGCAGCGGGTCGGTCTGCCGGAGAAGCTCGACGTGCTCCGCGATGTGGTCCAGCGCGGCGCCGACCAGCTGCTCCTCCTGGCGGGCCTCGGGCGTCGCGATGAGGACCTTGTGCTCCTTGATATGGAGGACGTGGTCATCGGTCGCGAGCGCCTTGACCGGCTTGCCCTCCTGAATCGCCTCGTTCTCGGAGGCGATGAGGGTCAACTCAGAGGTCGCGCCCTGGGTGATGTGCTCCAGGCGCCCGGTCGTCAGCACCTGAATGTACTGGCGCGGGTCGGTCACCATGCGCGCCTGCACGAGGTTGTTCGCCATCTCCGCGCGGCCAGCGAGCGTCTTCGAGAGAGCGCTGCCCACGTCCACCGTCACGCGCGCCACCGCGCTGATGTCCTGGCCGACCCACTCGCGCAGACGCGCGCGGTTGGACTTGCCGACCACCAGCGCAATCTGCGGCGCCTTGGCGAAGGCCTTGTAGTCGTCCAGCGCGCCGGTGCCCACGTCCTCGATGAGCGCGATGTACGCCGCCTGGAGGTCGAGCGAGAACTGGAGCGCCTGGCTCGCGACCATCGCGAGAGCGCTGCCGGACTTGAGGCTCGCCTGCGGGTCGCCCCTCACCACGCTGTTGATGGCGCTCAGCTGCTCCATCTGCGTCACCAGCTGCGTGAGGAAGGCGAAGGTCTCAGGCGCGGTGCGGACCAGCTGGAGCGGCTTCGGCTCGCCCAGGCCCGGGTCGTAGGTGATTTGCTGGAGGCCCTTCGACAACTCCTTCACCGAGAGCGCGTGGCCCTTGGGGATGAGGATGGACTGCACGCCGAAGGCTGCCTGGTTGGAAGCGATGGTCGAGAAGAGCGCGTTGACCGCCTCCTGAATCGACAGGAGGTCGAAGGCCACCGAGTAGCCGAAGTTGGAGTCGTCCTGCACTGCGGCCACCAGCTGGTAGCCCGGCAGGCGCTTGTAGGGGAGGGCACCGTCGTCGATGATGGTCCCGCCCACGAGCAGCGCGCGCCGGCCCTCGGGCAGCGCGGGCGTGCGGTCGTGGTAGAACTCGTACAACTCCACCTCGTCCTGCTCGCGCGCGTCGTTCATCCGGTCGTACGCAAGCATCCAGTGGGTGGTGCTGGCCTCGTTGCGCGTCGGGCCGTTGAGGACCTCCTCCTGAAACTCCGGGTAGCGGGCGGCCAGGTCCCACTTGTTGACCCACCGGCGCACCGCCACCCAGCGCGTGCCGCGCCCGGGCGGGTTGAGCGGCTCGCGCACCACGTCGATGGGGTTGAAGCTCTCGTACCGCAGCGCCCCCGTGAAGATGGGCTGCTCGGTCGCGGGGTCCACCGCCCAGGGCTCGCCGGCCTGCGCGTCCCAGGTCTTGAAGAGCCAGCCCTCGCCGTAGCGCCAGGCGCGCTCGACCGTCTGCCGGATGGTGTGGTCGAGGCGCTTGTCCCTCATGTCGAAGTCGAGGATGGACTGCCCCAGCTGGCAGGCGGTCTCGCTGGCGTAGTCGGTGTTGCTCGCCTTGCAGTCGAAGCTCGGCCGGTCGCTGGTCACGAGGTTGACCGTGTGCGTGCCGATGCTGCGGAAGTGGTTCACCTTGAGCATCGTCAGCTGGTCCTGGTCGCCAGCGGTCTTGAGCTTGCCCAGGTCCACGCCGCCCTGGTTCCAGAAGTCGTAGGACCGGCGCCACAGGTGCAGCCGGCCAGTCGCGGCGACGTGGTTGTAAAAGTCGTCCACGCGCTGCTTCAGGGACTTCGAGAACTCTTCCGAGGGCTCGGCGGCCCAGTACACGCTCATGTGCTGCTCCTAGAAGCCCCAGGTCCCGCGCCGAAGTGGCGGCTGCACAGGCTGGAACAGCTTCCGCAGTGGGGCTTCGTTGGGGTCAGGGAATGCGCCGGGGAGGATGACGTGCGTCTGCTCACTGATGCCCGCCGGCCGTACAGGGTAAGGGTTGTGTTCGCGAGGGAGCGCCTGTAGGAGGTAGACCAGGGCGTCCACGAGGTCGAAGTGCCCGAAGGCCTCGGTGTGCTCAAACGCCCGGCGCGTGCCCGTCCAGATCGCCGCCTCCAGCTGCGCCACCAGGCCAGCGCACGCAGGGTCAATGAGTATCCGCTCATCGCGAATCCACTGCCGCACCTCGTTGACCATCTGCTCCTTGAGCGCCTTGGTCACGGGGCGGAAGTGCAGGCCGTGCTCTGCGGATAGCTCCGCGAGCACCATCGGGTCCACGTCGCTGATGCGAGAGTACGGCAGCGTGCCAGGCCAGAGCGCGGCCTCCTTGGCCTTAATCTCGTCCGCAATCTCGGAAATGCGCGCCTTCTTGAGGAGCGACTCCTCCTGCAACACCAGCCGCGCGGTCTTGAAGTCGTAGTACCCGTAGAGAACGGCGGTCGGGTCAGACCAGCCCAGGTCCATGCCGACCACGCGCGCGACGTACGGGTCGGGCGGCGGCACGGGCCGCACGAGCTTGGCCTGCGCGGCGGCGTTGAACTCTGGGCAGACGGCCAGGTCGCCGTCGGTTATCTCCTCGCACTCGTACTCCCGCAGGAAGGCAGGGGCCGTGTCGCCGCCGGCCTCGTCGGCCATGCGCTTGCGCTTCTCGGGCGTGATGCTCGGGTTGTCCGAGAGCTTGACCTTAATGAAGGCGCCCTTGCGGGCAAGCTCGTGCCGGAGCGCCGTCACGTAGTGGCCGGCGGTCTTCGGGGGCGTGGTGATGAGGAGCAGCCGCCCGTTGGTCGTGAGGAACGAGGGCTGGATGATGTCGTGGATGAGAGACCGCAGGTCCTTCACGAAGCCGGCCTCGTCAACCACCACGAGGTGGTTCGCGCGGCCTCGGAGCGCGTCGGCGTTCCCGGCGTCCGCGCCGTCGAGCCTGATGGTCGAGCCGTTACTGAAAGTGTAGACGTTGTCGAGCGCCTGGTATGAGGGCTTGAGGGGTTCTGGGCAGTCGGCCAGGAGGGCGCTCATGTTGGGGAGCAGGATGCCCCGGAGCATCTTGGCCGTTGGCGCCACCACGCTGATGCGGCTCATGGCGACGCGCAGCGCGACCTCGACCGCCACGAGCAGGGCCAGGAAGCTCTTCCCAAACTGACGGTGAACGTACGCCAGGACGGTCTGGAAGTCGCCGTCGGCGCCGGCCAGGAGCCCGTAGACCGGCAGCTGGTGCGCGCGGACCTTCCACGTCAGGACGCCCTGGGCCCAGAGCGCCGCGACAGCCTGCTCGCGCGTGACCTGGGCGGCGTCGTTCACAGGCAGTCAAGGAAGCGGGCGTGCGCGTGGCCGCAGCGGCCGCACGGCAGCGGCGCACTTACTGGGCGTTCCCGCTGGTCCGGTCCTAGAGCGGGTGTGTGCGCGTACGCATCACCCCTGGAGGTTCTGGCGGGGGTGCCCCCCACCCCACCCCCCTTGCGCCGGCGGCCTTTCCTCTGTGGTTTCGCGGGCTTGCCGAATACGCGGTCCCACCCGTCCCGGTAGGCGCGCGACGGCGGGCCGAGCGGCTGGTACGGGTTGCGAAGCTCATACTTTTCAGCCACTTAGACCTCCTGACCGTCGGGTTCCGCACCCGACCGACTCGACTGGGTTTCTTCCTTCGTACGCTCGATTGGTGAGCTAACCTCTTGAAACTCCACGGGAATCGCCTCGACCCGCCCCGCCTGGGGGGCGTCGGGGGGCTTTCCGGGGCCGGCCACACTGGGTGCCATGGGACCTGTAACCGTTTCAGTCACACTATGTGCCGGCGGCAGCGCAGCTGGCTCGCGCACCAGGGCGATAAGCTCGGCCACCGACAGCTGCGGTCTGGAGTCAATCAGTTCGTGCGTGTGCTTGACGCTGGTCGAGGGCTGCATCGTCACGCCAGCGATGCCCAGCACCGCCTTGGCTGCCTGCACCTGCACCGCGCCGCTGCCGTGCTTCACCAGGTAGACCAGGCGCTCGAAGGCGCCAGGCGCGGCAGCGCGGGCCTGCTCGGCAATCTCGCGCGCGACGTTGGGCTTGCCGCCAGGGTTGCCGCTCTGCCCTGGCTTCCAGGGCCTGAGGTTGGCGATAGTGCCGCGCTTCTTCTTCGGCTGCTCGTCACTCACGCACGGTGCCCACCGCCCTGTGACACAAGGTGAAGGGTTCGCCGTGCGTCACAAAGCTCATGGTACAACTTGAACAGCTGGTCGGCGCGCATGGTCGCGTAGAATTCGCCGCCGTCATCGCGCCAGGCCAGCACGCCCAGGTTGCCGGTCGCGTCGGCCTTGCAGTAGCTGGGCGCCATCTTGTTGACTGGCACCTTCTTCATCCGCTTCACCTCGACTGCGAGCCCCGGCAAGCCACCCACGTCAGACCAGCCGGCCGCAGCCTGGCCCGCCTGCATCGGGGCCGTGCGCTGCGCCTCCGCGAAGCCTGCCTCCTTGGCGAGCTTCACCACCTCTAGCTCGCCGCTCTTCCCCTTGCGCCTGGACTTGCTACCCACGCTTGCCCCCGAAGGCTGCGGTGACGGACAACTCCTCCACCTGGCGCTTGAGGTCGATGACCGAGCGCTGGAGGTCGAGCAGGTCCACCGTGGTGGTGCTCTCGGTGGTCCAGCGGTGCTTGACCTCTTCCACGTTGAAGGCCCAGCCCCGCTGCTCGCGGCGGTCGAGCAGGAAGAGGTACGCGACCCAGACCAGGGCGATGCTGAACGCCACCAGGCCAACGTCTACCATGGCTGCACCTCCGCGAGGTCGCGGCTGCACTTCGCCGTGGCGATGGCTCGCGCGTCCTCCTGGCCCAGCTTCCAGCCGAGCACGTCGCCTTCGCCATCGGGCAGGAGCGATAGCTCCACCTTCAACGGGGCCACGAGGCCGTCTACGCGGACCAGGGCGTAGGCGACGACGATGCGCCCGAGAGGCCTTGGGGACGCCTCGGGCTTCTTCTCCAACGGCTTCGGCATTGGTGACCCTCTCCAGGGTTAGTGGGGCCCGAAGCGCCCTCCACAAGCCGAGCTTGCCCCGGCTGGAGAGGGGGAACCGAGAGCCGGCGAGTGCGCCTGGGCCCCTACGGCCAACCTCGACCAGGGGCTGCCGGACGGGCCACTTGGCGACCTGCTTCACCCGTTTCGCCAGCCAGCAACGGGGGTTAGCTGCGCGTGAAGCAGCGTATCAGAAGCACCAGAACGAGCAGACAACCGTCTATCCCACTCAGAAATTCCCCCCAATTATCGACTTTTCCCTATAAGGGTAAGAGAGAGAAGTGCTTCACTTGCTTCACGGTCTGTAAGCCTACGCACTCACTGCCGAAAAGGTGTTGCACTAACGCACTGCGTTGCTGCAACAAATCTGCTTCACCTGCTTCACTCCCCCCGGCCTAGCAGCCCACCGGCGCCCGGGCTCGGCAGTCAGAGGCTCGCGGTAGTCAACTGGCAGTCGCGAGGAGGCGACTGCTAGATGGCGACCATCATCATCAAGTTGAGCGGCACCAGGCTCGTAGTGCTCCCCAAGACCCCAGGGCGCGTGAGCGTCGAGGCCAGGCTGGTCTCGCGCTGCACGACCTGCGGGTGCGACTTCCCCACGGTCTTGAGGACGATGAGGGCAGAGTCCACCGAGACCACCACGGTGAAGAGGGATCACCCGGAGTGCAGCGCCTGCCGGCACCTGGACAGGGTGAGCAGGGCGCACCGCCGGGCCATCGCTTGGTCGCGGGGCCTGGTGGAGATTGGCCTGCGGGGCCGGCGGGCGTGAGGGTGGGCGCCTGCATAGACTGTGGCGCCCCGGCAGAGAAGAAGCGCTCCCGCTGCCGAGAGTGCTTCAACGCTTGGCGTGCGGCCCACCGCGCGTCAGACTTTCGGGCGTGCGGCCTCAACATAGTCAGCGCGGCCGGCCAAAGAGCAAGGAGGCTGGGGGTGGACTTCGACCGTGAGTTCATGCACCGTTCCCTGTCCGAGGCAATCGAGCGCGGGTACTGCCCGGTCAGCAAGCTGCCCTTCAAGATGGACAACAACGCGCTTCGCCCGAGTCCCGACAGGCTGGACGGGAACAGGGGCTACGTCGAGGGGAACGTGGTCTGGGTAGCCGTGTACATCAACCTGGCTCGCTCCAACTTCACCCTGGAGATGCTCAGGTGGCTTTGGCCTCCGGCATGGGTCCTGGCGTACGAGACCCTCTTTCGGGAGGCCGGAATCGCAGAGCCCTCCTACCGCCCTCGCGGCAGACCTCGCGGCAGAAAGAAGAGGGGCTCGTGAAGCGCAACATCATTCTAGCAGCCCTGGCGCTCAGCGCCTGTGCGCTGCCGTACCCCAAGAACATCGAGCAGGCCGCCGGCAGGAGTTACGCCGCCTGCGAGCGCGTGACCCGTACCCCGCCGTCCTGGCGAGAGTGCCAGCTGCGGGCCGAGCATGAGTGCGCCGCCGCTGGCCTGCCAACCAACTGCTACGCAGACGAGGCCTGGAGGGCACGATGAAGCGCAACCTCATCCTCGCAGCCATCGCACTGGCGGCCCTGGCCGCAGCCTACGGCGCCGGCAGGTACACCGCGCCGGCCAAGGTCGTCACGGTCGTCAAGGTGGAGACCGTGGTGAAGGAGGTCGAGAAGGTCGTCAAGGTCGAGGGGCCTGTCCGCACCGAGACGGTGGTGCTCTACCGCCCGGCGCCCGAGAAGCCGCCGCCGCCCGGCTGCCCTGAGTGCCCCCCGGTGCAGGTGACCACCACCACCACGGTCACGAGCGGCTCGACCACCACCACAGACTCGACCACCGACAGCGCCACGGCGAGCGCGAGCAGCACCACCACGTCGCGGGACTATCCGCGCCTCACGCTCGGAGCCGGCGTTGCCTACAGCTGGCAGGAGTGGAAGGTGGCCCCGGAGCTTTCGGTCTTCGCGAACTACCGCCTGGCCGGCCCGCTGGGCGTCTGGGGGCAGGCCAGCACCTTCGGCCAGTTTTCCCTGGGTCTCTCACTCACCTTCTAGGAGGCAGCGTGAAGAATTTCCGCATCCTGCTCACTGCGTCCACCGGGTTCATCAGCCGCGCAATCATGTGGTTCACGAAGAGTCCATACTCCCACAGTGCAATCGCCTTCGAGCTAGAGGGCAGGCAGATGGTGGTGGGCGCGGACGCCAACGGCTTCGTGATGCAGAGCCGCGAGCGCTTCCTGCGGCACAACCGCATCGTCCGCACCTGGCAGTTTTTCGGCGCGCTCGACCGGCCGGCCACCAAGCAGTGGCTGCTCGACTTCCTCGATGAGCCCTACGACTACCTGGGGCTCTTCTCTGGCGTGCTGATGATGGTGAAGCGGCGCATCTTCTCGCGCTGGGGCTGGGCGTCGAAGAAGTCCCCCAACCCCACGCACAGCCAGAATGCGCTCTTCTGCTCCGAGGCGTGCGTCTACCTGCTACGCGCGGCGTGTTTCCCCGGCGCGAGCGAGCTAGACCCGGACGGCACCACGCCGCAGGACCTCGATGAGTGGCTCTCTGCCGTCGCGGGCTCGGTCTGCATCGAGCCGGAGTAGCAGCCCTGGCCGACCCCCTGTCAGTGGGGGCTGCTATTGTGCTGCGAGTCAACTGACACAAGGAGAGGCAAGGATGAGCGAGGTCATCAGCGCAGGCAGCAACTACGTGCGGTTCAAGGGCAGCGACCCCCGCGAGGGCGACGGGCTGCCGCCGGGCTCGAAGGTCAGCGTCAAGGTCGAGAAGGTCTGCATCGACGTGGCCGGGAACTTCGGGCCCGAGAGCTACATCGTCGGCGAGGACCTGGAGACCGGCGAGCGGGTGCAGGTGAAGCTCTACACCGCCTCGAAGCGGCTCGTGCAGGCCTGCCAGTCGCGCATCCTCCCGGGCGTGAGCGTCCTTCACCTGGAGTACCTGGGCGAGAAGGTCAACGAGCGCACGAAGAAGAAGTTCAAGGCCTTCAACCTCACCGCCGACGACCTCGCCCCCAAGGGCATGAGCGTGCTGCCCGAGAACGTCAAGGCCGCTGCCGAGACCCTGGGCGCGGACGTGTCCTTCGACCCGAAGAAGCTGAGCTAGAGCCATGGCAATCCAGCCCCAGGAGGCAATCGACCTCGCCGTCTACAAGGTGCAGCCGCCGCTCTACGAGTTGGTGCTGCTCCTGAACCAGTTTGGCGTGAAAAACTTCCGGCTGGTGCTCGGCGGTTGGACGGTCACCGCAGAGGCGCCCCTCATCGAGGTCCCAGAGGTGAAGGCGCCCGGCAGGCTCGAAGTGGTCGAAGACAAGAAGTGACACACCGGCCCGGGAGGAGCCAGTGAAGACCGCAGCGCTCAAGCTGTACTCGATGGGCTACGAGCCCATCCCCCTGGAGCCGGCCGGCAAGCGGCCGCTGCCGCGAGAGTGGCAGACGCTCCGGGGGCTCAGCACCGAGGACCTCGCCGCGCTCTTCGAGCAGCACCCGGGCTGCAACGTCGGGGTGCTCACGGGCGCGGGCCTGGTGGTCATCGACCTCGACGAGAAGAACGGAGTCTCTGGTGGCGCCGCCCTGGCCGAGCTACAGGCTCGTCTTGGGCCCCTCCCACCCACGGCGCGCGTGAGCACGCCCACGGGCGGCAGCCACCTCTATTATCGCTGCGACGCTGCCATCCGCAACAGCGCAGGGAAGCTGGGCCCGGGAGTGGACGTGCGGGGCGAGGGCGGGCAGGTTGTGGCGCCTCCCTCCCGGGTCCCGGCGGGCGAGTACGAGTGGGGCGTCGCGCGCGGCATGGTCGAGCGGGACTTCCTGCCGGCGCTGCCGCCGCGCTGGGTGCAGGCGCTGCTCGACCTCCAGGCCGAGCGGCCCGCCGCCCCGGCGCAGCCGGCCGGGCGGGAGCGCATCGTCACGGACGAGGGCCGAGAGGCCGGCAAGCGCAGGGCGCGGGCGTACCTGGCCGCCATGCCGCCGGCAGTCAGCGGGCGCGGCGGTCATGGGCAGACCTTCGACGCTGCGTGCAGGGCCGTCGAGCGCTGCTACGACATCGAGGACGCCTGGGAGGTGCTCTGCGAGTACAACCAGCGCTGCCAGCCGTTCTGGGGCGAGAGGGACCTGCGCCGCAAGCTCGACCAGGCGCTCAAGAAGCACGTCCTGGGCAGCGCCAACGACGTGCGGCCGGAGCGCGCGCCCCCTTCCATCGTACCCCCGAAGGCCGGCGAGCCCGACCCGCTTGACGAGCTTCCTGCGGGCGTCAACGCCGCCTACGAGCAGGCCAGGCGGCAGTTCAAGCAGGACCGTGGCGTCGAGGTCGAGGAGGCCTTCCCGGGCGAGGACCCGGTGGCGGTGCTCAAGCGCGAGGTCCGCCCGCCGTCCGGCCCTGGCCGCCCCGGCGCCTACCTGCCGAAGGACTACGACCTCGTGGACTGGCACGGGCAGCGCCCGAGCCTGTGGGTGAACGACCAGTTCGCGCACCGCCCCTGGCGCCAGTACAACGAGCAGACGGGCGAGTGGACCCCTGGCACCGGGGCAGAGAGCCTCGACCACGAGTTGGCGACCAAGGGGCTCAATAAGCGCAGCCGCGAGACCTTCCGGCTCAACGTACGCACCGTGAAGGGCGACGCCTACGACTACGCCAGCGCGGAGCGCTTCACGCTGGCGGACGGCTGGCTGCGCCTCAACCGCTACCGCCCCTCGGCGGTGGTGCCGGCGGCCGGCGACTGGGAGCCCATCCGCAGGGTCATGCTCTCCATCCACGGCGGCAACGAGGAGCACGTCGAGTGGACGCTGGACTGGCTCGCCTGGGTTCTACAGCGGGTGAAGGAGGGGAAGCCGGCCAAGGCGGGCGTGTCCATCGTCTTCTACGGGCACGTCCAGGGCACGGGGAAGGGGACCTTCGGCAAGGTGCTGCGGGCGCTCTTCGGCCCCGCTAACACCAGCGAGATAGCGCAGGGGCAGCTGGACGAGCAGTACACCGAGTGGGCGGACGGCAAGCTGCTCATCATCGCCAACGAGGTCTACTCCTCGGACAACCGCACGCAGAGCACCAGCAACAAGCTCAAGCGCCTCATCACCGACGATACCTTCCCCATCCGCCGGATGTACCAGGCGCCGGTGGAGCGGCCCAACGTCGCCAACCTCATCTTCACCAGCAACGACGACAGGCCGGTGCGGGTGGAGGGCGACGACCGCCGCTTCACCTTCTTCAAGTGCGAGCCCAAGCCGCTCGACCCGGCGCTCGGCGCCCTGGTGGACGCGCTGGCGAACGGGCCGCTCGTGTCCGCCTTCGCGGAGCACCTCCTGGGGCGAGCCATCACCCGCTTCCAGCGCTGGCGCCCGCTGGTCACCGAGGCCAAGGAGGAGGTGCAGTACGACACCGCGAGCAGCGGCGAGAAGTTCATCGCGGACCTGAGGGGCCAGGGGTTCCACAGCGTCGCCCAGGCCTACCGCGACGAGTACGGGCTGGCGGACCTCTACCGCCGCAAGGGCGGGCGGGTCATGGTCTCGCGGCGTACGCTCTACGCGGTCTACCGCAGCTGGTGCCACGCCGAGGGCTACTCGCCTCTCGGCCAGGCGCCGCTCT